CTCTGCGTGCGTAGAGTGCTAGGAGCAGCCCCGCCCGCGCTCTGTCGCGGTCGTCAATGCCGCGGATCTCGTCGGCCTCGCGTTGCAGGCCGCGGATCTCGTCGTCCTCGCGTTGCAGGCGGACAAGGCGATCATGCGGCCTTTCTTTCTCGTGTGTATCAGCGAGCCGGATGTCCTGCTCGCTCATTGTCTTGGTCATTGTGTTACTCCTCGCCCGAATGTCGCACCGACTCCGCAGCACGGCCACTTCGGCGCGGGCTTCGTCGAGATCGAGTTCTATGCATGGTTTCGCGTCGGCCACGGCCTTGGTCAGCATGTCTATGAGCCGGATGTCCTGCTCGTTCATTGCCTTTTCGTCCTGCTCGCTCAATGTCTTTTCGGTCATAGATCCTCGGAGTCGTCGGCATCGCTGCGCTTCGCGGCCTGGCCTCGGGGCGGCTCGGGGCGACCGCCCTTCGTGGACGTTTCCGATACCAGTCGGCATTCCCCAGAATACACAAGGTTCCCGAACCGGATCGTGACGAGCGCCGACCCCGGCTCGATAGTTGCTGATTCGAACTTGATGGCCTGGGCGGGCCGCGCCGACGAGACCGCGGGTCGACGAGCGGGTTCCGCCGCGGCCCTACGTTCCGTTCCTCCGTCCTTGGCCGGGCAGGTGTCGAAGTGCGAGGAGCGGAGGTCATCGCCGCCGCCGCCAACGAATTCCGCCTTGAGCACACCCTCGTCATCGAAAAGCTGCCACTTGTGGTCCGCGCTCGTGCCGCCGGATTCTTCGTTGAACATCATGTTCGCGCCACTCTTTTTGGACTTCGCCCAGATCACGGCCTCTTTGCACTTGTTGCACTCGGCTATTTTTATTTTCATCGGATTGCCTCTCTTAGAATTTCGAGCCCTCGCTCGGTTGGAATTGGGTTTGCCGGCGCGATCAGCGCCATCACTCGTGTGCTCTGCTCTGGTCTCTGAGCCATGTCAGAGATGGCCGGCCAGAAGCGTTCAGACCGGATCCACTCCTCGGCGCGTGAACGAGCACCATCGAGCGTGACTCCCGAGGCCATCATGGCGCCGGCGAGCATGGTCAGGAACGCCTCGTCTCGAGCCTGTGTCGGGTAGGCCTTCACGAGTATGGAGATCACGGCGCCGGCCTCTTGGTGGTTCACGAAAGGGGAGCCCTCCGCTTCTGGGTCGTGGCCGCCCTTGGGAGATCAATGCACCATCTCTGAGCGGACGTCTTGCTGACCCCCTCCGCGGTGGCCGCTTCCTCCCTGTTCGCCCCGGCCTTGACGCGGGCCCGGACCGCCTCACGCCGGTTCTTCCACACCGGGATGTCGGAGCACAAGGCAAAGACCCCGCTCGGCGAGATCGACTGGCCTCGAGACATCATCCAGTCGCGGATGGCGATAAACGTCTCGCCCTTCTCCCGCCTCGCCCGCATCTCGCGGACGAAGCGCGCTGGAATCTGAGAGAGCTTCCTCATAGCGTTGCAGCCTCCGCCTCGAGGGTCCAGGCGACGTCTGATAAATCTTCAGTCGAAAGCTCTGAAATGTGCCGGACCCCGAGTTGCTTCTTGAGTTCTTTGTGGAGCATTTTCCGTCCTATCTTTTTCGCCGCGGCAAGTTCATCGAGCGCCGCGTGGTAGTGCCGCCTGGCTGCGGTGGCCTTCTCGGCGTCGGTTCTCATAGATCCTCGTCTCCAGTGGGCAGGCTCGATACCACCCCGCCACCGAAGACTGCCCGGAACGCGTCGTCGCTCTTTCCTCCAGGGACCGCCGCGGCCTTCAGGTAGGCGCCCCAAGTTGAGGAGAATTTTTGCAGGTTCAGATACATCGGATCCTTCACCCGGGACAAGTATTCCCGGAACGCTGCCCCTATCGCGTCTATCGGGCCGGCTGCCGCGGCCTGTTTCACCATCGCCCGAAGGAGTCCGGGCGCCGGTTCGGTCGCGAACGCTCGCCTCCAGGCCATCTCGCACCTTACGACCTGGTATGAAATGGCCGCGGCGCCTTCGTCCGTGGCTGGAGCCGACACGCAGGCGACCGCCGCGACCTCTCGGGTGGGTCTGGGCGCTGCGGCGCGTCCTGGGGCATCCTTGGCGCCCGGACAGATACATCTCGGCTGGCACTCGAGGATCGTGTCGCTTATTTGCCACACCGCGGGCCTGGTTTTATCCAGGAATCCGGCGTCGACGAGGGACGAGATCGCCTTGCGGACGGTTTGAGCGTTCGATCTTGACTGCCAGGCCACGGCTGCCATGTCTGGCCGTATCTCACCCGATTGGCCGGCGCCGTCTGCCAGGATCGAAAAGATCAGCGAGAGTTCCGAGTTCAGCGTGGTCGCATGCCAGTCGACGGCCGCCCGCCATGTGGAACTCAAATGTCCACCTCGGCCGGCGAGAAGACCATTTCCGGGTGATCGCACGTCGTCACGCGGTACACGTTCCGAACGTGTCCCGACGATGGCGCCGTCTTCGAGACCTTCAGGAGACCTCGGCCCTTGAGCTTGGCGATCAGGAGCTTGGCGTTCCGGTCGTTGCACCCGTAGAGCTTCGCAAGCCATTCAAACGAGCCCTCGGTGTTGTGGTGCTCGTCGTGGCTCAAGACAAGAAGGATCATCATGAGAACTTCAGGGTTGCCGGCGCCCCCTCGGCCCTTGAGCACCGCGGTGATACATGGATGGGTCATAGGAGTACCGGAGGCCTTTTGGTCTGAACGTGGTTGATCATGGCCTGGTCAGTCCGCAGGAACGTGATGCAGTTTGCTATCAGGCTTTGCAGCTTCGGGAGATCATCGTCTTCCGGGTCGATCGGATACGAAACGCATCGGTCGAGCGCCACGAGGCCCTTGATGCCTTCCGGTCGCCCACGGGGGTGAGTGATCTTGACCTGGGCGAGGATCATGGTCAACGGAACTCGATACCGGATGATGTAAATGAGACGCTGCGCGCTCTGGATGTAACCCTCGGCCTTAACCCTGGCCGACGTCTTGAGTTCGTAGCATCTTCCGCGGCCAAGGTAGTCCGCTCTCCCGGACAACTGCACGCCTTTTATCCCGATCTCGTCCTCGGTCAGAAGGAACGGGACCTCTGGGATGCCGCGGCCCCAATCCGTACAGTGCGAGCGGATTGCGTCGATGAGATCAATCGAGACCATCCATGTGTTCCCGTCGCTGTTCGTGTAGGTGGCTCGACCTTCGACATCGAGGGAAAATCGGCTCGTCGCCACCGGGATGCCCTTCAAGGTCAGGGCATGGTCAAAGGACGCCTCGTGGACGACATTGCCGGCGTCGGCCGCGTCGCTCGGCTCAAACGGAGAGAGGAGCTGTTTTCGGAATTTCTCTTCCGTCATCCACGGCCTCGCCTCGTCGTGGAGTGCCTGGAACGAGTTTAGGATCGTCGGGGATAGCTGAATCATTTGATCAAAATCCAGTCAACGAGATCGACAACGGCCACGCATGCCGAAACGAACATGGCGAATAAGAACGCCACCCAAAGGGAGACGACGACGCGATCGCGAATCAGTCGCTCTCGCTCCTCGCGCTTTTCGGCGTCCCGGATCAGGCGATGAATGTGCGCCACGCGCCCGTCTTCGTGGTGGTACGTCACGACGCCGACACCGCCAGCTTCGGCGCCTTCCTCAGCTTCCACCCGCTCTCGAAGCATCGCACCTCGAGAGCCTCGAGCGCCGCGGCCTTTTCTTCACCTTCCATGGCTTCGATGAGGATGAGTCCGGCATCTGCCCGCTCGATGGTGGTCCACTCCATGATGTTCATTGCTCTGAGTTGGATTGAGCCTTCGACTTTGCCAGTCTCCCATCGCATGGCGATGCGATGCTTTTTGAAGATCGACATTGCGGCCGACCGCTCCGGTTCCGGGAGGCTGAGGATAATCGGGATACAGGCGTTGGCCGCCGCCAAGGTCGTCTTACTTTTGATCTCCGCCTCGAGATCGGCGAACCCTTCGGTGTTTGGCGTAGGCGTAGGCGGCGGTGTTGGCGCGGGTGCCGACTTCGGGAGAATGGCGGCCTTCGCGATGGCTTTATCGGCGGCCGCGTTGGCGTCTGATGCTTTGAGCTTGCCTTCTAGGCCAGCGTCTGCCGCGACCTTAGGCGGTACCGCCTGGAGATCTTTGGCAAGCGCGGTGGCCATTACGAGATCTTTGGCAAGCGCGGTGGCCATTACGTCGCCCATTTCCTCGGTCGTGTAGAGACCGGAAAGCTCCGCTGGGCAGGCTTTTCTTAGGGCCAAGGCCTCGGCGCACTTTGCCACCATTACGTCGCCCATCTTCGCCCACATCGAATTCAGGGAGCCGTCTTTCTTCACCACCGCGTAGGCGTCGAACCGGGCGACGCCCCACACCGGCTCATTCCATCCAGATCGAAATACGCCGATCTTCGCGGCCATGAGTTCGGCCATCGGCTTGACCCAAACGTCCACCCAAATTCCATCCCCACCGCACCAGAACGGCCCGACCTGGCCCCCGTACTTACCAGACCGTTCGGCCTGCAACCGAAGGCCATCAATACTGACCTGGGTCATTGCCCTCTCGGTTGTGCTGCCGTTGACGTACGCCGGTCGCTTCACGGTGTAAATCTGTCGGCTCCATGGGTCGAGTTGAGTGCGTTCGCACTGCTCAAAAAACGCCCTTAGTTCGTCAGCGGTGTGCGCCGGCGCGTGCAATCTGTGATATCTCGATATGGACTCTGCGTCGTAACTCAATGTGCTCATAGTGTCTCCTGGTCTTCAAAGAAGCGGGTAATTGTTTTGTCGAAGTTGAGGCGGACGGTGCCGGTGTCGCCTTCGCGCTGCTTGGCGACGATGATCTCGGCGCGCCCGGTGTTGGTGTCGGTCGGGTTGTTTACTTCCTCCCGGTAGATGAGCATCACGATATCGGCGTCCTGTTCGATGGCGCCGGACTCTCGGAGGTCCGTCAACTGTGGGCGTTTGTCCTTGCGCTCGGCAGGCCTCGAGAGCTGGGAGAGCGCGAGCACGACGACGCCCGTGTCCTCTGCGAGGCGTTTCAGGCCTCTCGATATTCCCGCGACTTCGGCGTGCCGGCTCTCGGCCTTGCCCTCCATGAGCTGGAGATAGTCGACCATGATGAGCTGGAGGCCTGGGATACTTCGCGCGGATCGCTTAACCGCCGAGACGGTTGTGGCCGCGGTGTCAATCCAGATTGGCGCACTGTACGCGTCAGTCCCGGCGCCGGCCAGGCTCTGCCATTGGCTTTCCCTCAGCCCGAACGGGATAGATCTTTGGTTCACCCCCGAGGCGGAAGCTAGCATCCGGCGCACAAGGGCCAGGCGGCTCATCTCGAGGCTCACGACGAGGCTTCGCGCGCGCGAACCCTGAACGATCTGCATGCCCAGCGCGGACTTCCCGACCCCAGGGCGCGCGGCGAGGACGACGAAGTCTCCCGGCCGGAAGCCGCAGATTATCCGGTCAAGCGACGCCAGACCGCTGGGCAACCCGATCATTCCTCCGCCAGTGGCGATGGCCTCAAACGACGCGAACGCGGCCTTCACTGTCTCGCCTATTCGCATAGGCGCCAGCGATGGCGCCGCGCCTCCGTCGAGCACGGCCGAAGCCGCGGCAATTTGCGACTCTGGTGTGTCGGCATTGGCCGCGGCCTCGAGCCCGCGCTTGATCCTGCGGAGTTCTGCATCGCCCTTAACGATGGCGACCCAAGATCCGATGTTATCGAGTGCCGGGAGGCCGTCAACCAAACCCGCGAGGTACTCGACGGGGATACGGGGCGAGGCCTTTCGAAGGGTGACGAGATCAATTGGTGAGTTGGCGTCTTCGAGCGCCGTCATCGCGGCGAAGATGTCACGATTTAGCGCCGACCCGAAGTGAGACGCCCAAACGCCGCACGATCGAATGAGCGCCGGGTTCACGATGATGGCGCCGAGAATTGCCTTTTCGGCCTGTTCTGTGTGCGAGTCTATTGGGGCCATTAGCGTAATTCTCCTCCGGGCGATTGAAAGTGTCAAGAATTTTTTAGATATGTTCGAGATCCAGGTCATCGGCGAGGCGAAGCATCGCGTCCGCCCTGGCGGAATCTGGCGTCCCGGTGATGGCGTCAACGGTGAGAAGTTGGCGTTCCGCCTTCTCCGCGAGGATGGCGGTCACGCGTTCATCCACTTCGTGCGAGGCGACGAGGTGGTAAACAGTGACCGAGCGATTCTGACCGATTCGGACGAGCCGGTCCCGGGCTTGTTGGTTGGTTCCTGGTGTCCATTCCTGGTCGATGAAACAACACATCGCCGGCCTGGTCAGGGTGATAGCTACTCCCATCGCGCGGATGGTGCCGGCGATTCCCTTGAGCTTACCTTCCTGCATTGCCTTGGCGATCGTCGCGCGGTCGGCGTGGCTCGTCTCGCCGGTGATGACTCTCCACCCTGGCCGTTTGCCTATGGCATCTACGGGCGCACGGTGAGCCGAAAAGACCACGGCTGGCTCTCCAGCCTCCTCGCATTCTGCGATCCACTCAAGGGCCGCGGCGAGCTTGGCTTGTGCGAGCAGCCGCCGGGCGGTCATCAGGTGCGGATTCTGCGCGAGGTGCATGATGGCCGCCTCGGTGATGTCCTGGACCCTGATCCCCGAGGCGGCTATTTCAAGATCTATTGCGTGCGTGTCGCGCAATGAAAGCTGAACCGGCCTCGTCGAATAGCGCACGGGCGGCAGGTTGAGCACGTCGATTTTCTTCCGGCGCAGCATGAGCCTTTCGAGGATGTCCTTACACCCCGGCTTCGGTTTTCCCCAGGCCATGCCGAAAGGAAGCTTGAAGCCTCCGAACATGCGGACGAAGTTCTGCCACGAGCCAAACTCCCTTTCGAGACCGAGCGTTTCCGCGATCCGGTAAAGGTCGGGCGGCTTGTTGTCGAGCGGGGTCCCTGTGGCGCCCCACGCCCGGCCGCCGGCGCGACGCACGGCGCGGACGAGCATGCGCGCGGACTTCTGGCGCAGGCTTCTCCCCTTGCAATAGTGGATCTCGTCGAGCATCATCACGACCCCTTCGGGCGGCTCCGGGATAACACCGCGGGGGAGAATGTCGTAGTTGACGACGACGGCCTCTCCAATCTGAGGCCACCGAAACGACCGCTTTCCGTCGAGTATCGAGACCTTGAGCCCTGGTGCCCACAAGCTGGCTTCATAGCGCCAAACGGCCTTAGCGACCGCGGGGCACACCACGAGGACGCGCGTCGCCCTGGGCGAGTGTAGCGCCTGGAGCAGTTGTGCTGTCTTCCCGAGGCCCATATCGTCGCCTATCAAGGCGGCAAAACGCGACCGCAGATATGCGACGCCTATTTGCTGGTACGGGGCGAGGCGCGGATCTAGACCTCTCACGTCCGGGAGGAACCGGGCCGCCCGAGCCCGGAGCGCCGGCGAAACGTCCTGGTCGCATACGATCGCTCCAAGATGTTGCTCCCGGATCTTCGAGAGCGCGAACGGGAGAAGATCCACGGCGATAGAGCGCGCCTTGCGATCTTCATCCCATGCCGCGCCGAGCGTCGAAACGAGGTCCTCGTATCGGTGCCATTCTGCTCCGAATAGTGCCTGGTTCCTGAGCTCAGCGCGGCTGCGGTGGATAGAGACTTGGATCATTCGCTGGACCTATCGCCTCGCCCCGCGCAAGTCCGCCCCGCGCAAGTCCGCCTCGAACAAATTCGCCTCGCGCAGGTCCGCCCCGCGCAGGTCCGACATGTGCAGGGCAGCCCCGCTCAATTCCGACATGTGCAGGTCAGCCCCTCGCAAGTCCGCCCCTCGCAAGTCCGCCTTGAACAAGTCCGACATGTGCAGGTCAGCCCCTCGCAAGTCCGCCTCGCGCAAGTCAGCCCCTCGCAAGTCCGCATCGACCAAATTCGCCCCGCGCAAGTCCGCCCCGCGCAGGTCAGCCTTGGTTCCGCAGCGTCCACTCAGCCAGAGCGCATGCTCAGCGATTATTTGGGCAATCTTGGAAGGGGTCATTTTGTTGTCTCCGCGGTGGATAGAAACTTCGATCATTCGCCGGACCAAAGGGCGGCTGAGTCGTACCAGAGAGTTATTTGTAGTGGCACGGCGGAGTCGTACTGTGCGAGCGTTGTTTGAAGTGTCGGTTCCCCTGGCTCGATTGCATGCTGGTGGGCTAGGCATCGGTAAGACTTCGGGATTCTGTCGCCGTCGTGGTGCCACCCACTCGAAACGCGCACATGAGTCGCCGGCGCGCCACACTCGTGGCCGTAGGTGCCGGGCCGCGCGTAGGAGCACGTGCGATATACCGGGCCGATCATTCAGGCCTCCTGGGAGAGTCTGCACCGGGCCGAACCATGACCTCTCGGCTCTTGCATTGCATGGATGCAAGCATCGCCTGAGCGGCAGCGGTCCTAGCACGCCGCGCAGGCAGGTCCTCGGCCATGATCTTCAGCCGCTTGGACAGATCCTTGAGGATCGCTGCGACAATATTCCCGACCGCTTCGAGCTCCTCCGCGCTGGTGAGCAGAGCCGCAGCGGTCATGAAGCACGCTCCGCGCGCTTCGCACGCTTGCCGCCACTCGGTCCGCAGTCTCCAGCGATGTAAGACAACCATCTTTCGCGGTCAAACTGTGCATTCGCGGACTTGCATACACTGGCCACATTATCGCGAGCGGACTCCCATTCTTTGCCATCCCGAAAGGCTTCCGCTAGCTTCACAAAATCTTTCTTACTCATGCTCATAAACTGTTCTCCATTTTGGTTTGCGGGAAATACCGCCCGCTCAAACAATCGGTTATGACTGACGAGCGGGCGGAACGATCACAAGGGGCTAGTCTTCGCGTTCATACTCCATGAGAGAGCGCACTGCGACAAATAGACAAGCTAACGTTTCGGACAGTCTAGGACCATATCGAAACTGATAAAATGCGCGCGCAGCCTTAATTACCGCCTCTCGTAGGGCTTCATGTTCCGGGGTGCGGGTCATTTTCGTTTAGATTCGGTTATGCCGGCGTACATATCGCGCTGGGCGCGCGCCACTTGGTCGGCTACGTGCGCGTCGAACTTCGCGAGCCTCCCAAGCGGTTCAGAAAACAACGAGGAAGTACTACTCGACGAGCCTTTGACCTTGCTCTTGCTCTTTTTGCGCGTTGTCCCGCCTTCGGTTCCGAAAGCTGGCTCCCTGACTTCGGTTCCGAAAGCTAGATCCCAATTTCGGACCCAATCTCCTCCCCGTAGGCTTACGGGCCGGCTCCCAAGCTCCCAGGCGAAGTGACGTAAACAGCGGAAGCTAGCATCCAATACAATGCCGACATTATCGGGAAGCGATTGCGCGCCCCCGGTTAGGAACTCCGGTTTAGTCCCGAATGAGAGTCCTCCTCCAGGCGTCTCAGACCAATAGAGCCGGGCATGGCCGTCACGAGCCACAATCCATTCATCCCGGAGTTTGTGATAACCGATAACGGCGGCGTAACCCGTGATGTTGGCGGCAACGAACGCAGCGAACCCTTCCGCGCTGGTTGACGCCGCGTAGGCCTTTGCAAGCGCCCAAGAGTCGGTCTCCCCTGGAAGGACATCGCCACCCTCTATAACCCCGTTATGCAATATCACGGCGTTCCCGGCATCAAGAGGGTGAGTATTAAGCGGTCCACGAGCTCCCGTAGCGGTTCGCCCATGCATCGCAAAGACGGTAGCATCATCGGGCAATGTGGGAACACCCAGGAACTCCGACATTGCGCTAGGCAGGTACCAGGGCACCGTCTGAGCCGCGGAATCACGCCGAATCCCCGTATTATCGGACCATAATATACCGGAGCCATCACGCTCCGATAAGACAATCTGAGCGGCTACATTGCGAGCAATTTCAGGGTTGTAAGTATTGGTTACATAAAGTTTGCACATATTGTTTTCCTTTTTTGATAGAAGCCTTGACTGCTACTAGTGGGCGCGTACCTAGTAGCAGTCAATGCAGTGTCAGGCCAACTACTCCCCGGAGGTAACCGGGATTATATCGGTCAGAATGAATGGCATTGACGGCGAAGCAAGAGCGCGAGGAGAAGGCGAGGGTGCTTCTGTCTTGCCCCACAGGCGGCACGCGGTACCCGATCCCAGGGCTTCTCGTCGCGAGATATACCATGCAGCAAGATCGGGGCGCGAAACTTTGCTCAAATAATCAAGCATTGCAGTTTCGCCGAAGTATTTGGGCATACGTGCCGTGCCATGCGCAATAAGCGCCAAAATGGAGGCGAAAGCTTGTATTTTCTCTGGGTTAAGCGAGCCCGCATGAACGCGTATTTCGATAGTCCCGTGATCGGTGTGGGCATTAACCGCGTTGTAGTGACTACGTCCCCTTACGTCCCAGAGACAATAAATATTCCCGAAACGCGATTCGGGAACGATTAGCGCAAGCGCCGGAAGCGCTTTGATTAGCCTACGCGCCATTATCGCTTTTTGTGCAGGGCTGAGGCACATGGCGTTAAGGTGAACATGTATGCCAGTGCTACGGTTTATGCTACCTCCAGCGTCTTTGATCGCTCGCATCATTGTCTCGATTCTTCGGCGCAGACTGCCAGTCGAGATTGAGCCGAAGACTCTACACTCCGACACTGACATAGCTCGAGGCGAGACGGAGCCGTCGTGCACCAGAGACACGTACGGGAGCAGCCGGTTCGCTGTCGCCACAAGTTGTTCTTCTTTTTCGGTGCTTGTGCTCGCGAATTCAATTTCCACCCCGACAAACGAACGGGCATCGGTGCGCCCACGACCGCACAATAAGGGGCGGAGAGAGTCCCAACCACGCACAGGAGCGGGAATCGTCGTCTCTACTCGCCGAGCAGGCACTACCAAGTAATCTGGAGCGTCGGGGCGCCATTG